AGAGGTGGTACATTTCCTGTAAAGAAAGTATTTGTATCACGATGGGTAGATGGCAAGATATTAGAAGCAGACTTTGCTCAATTAGAGTTTAGAACTGCTGCATATTTGTCACAAGATGAAGTAGCAATGAAGGAGATAGAAAATGGTTTTGACGTACATAGTTACACTGCCAAAGTTATTACGGAAGGTGGTCAAAAAATTAGTAGGCAAGAAGCAAAGGCACACACATTTGCACCACTCTATGGAGCAACAGGGTTTGGCAGAACAAAAGCAGAAGCAACATACTACGAACAGTTTACAGAAAAATACAGAGGAATTGGGTTATGGCATACCCGATTGGCTAAAGAAGCTGTAACGACTGGAAAAATAAAGACACCATCAGGTCGAGAGTTTTCATTTCCAAATGTAAGAAGACTTGGTAATGGTAAGGTAAGTTACTTTACACAGATAAAAAACTTTCCTGTACAATCTTTTGCTACAGCAGATATAGTTCCAGTTATATTGATGGAGATAGACGATAGATTAAATGATTTAAAATCATGTATTGTAAACACAGTACATGACTCAATCGTAATTGATGTTAATCCCAATGAAATACAACAAGTTATTGACGTTATAAACAGTGTCAATGACAATATGACAGACATAATAAACAAACAGTTTAATATAAAAATTAATGTTCCTTTACTATTAGAAGCAAAAATAGGTAAGAATTGGCTTGACACGAAGGACATAATGTGATACAACTGACAAACTACCAGAAAAGGAGAATTTATTTATGAATAATGAAGTAAGTTTAATTGACACAAATAATTATGCAGCTATGGCACAAGCTATGGGTATGGTTGCAGAACAACCAAAGGAGAAGAAAAATAATCTTCCACGTTTAAAAATGATACATTCTGGTATCATGGGAGAGAAAGTAGTAGACGGTGAAACTGCAAATGTAGAAGTTATAAAAGCAGGTTCTTATAGATTAGAGCTACCAAGTGGCGAATACATATATAGTAATACAGTTACAATTAGACCTTTTGCACAGAGATTTATGTATAAGAGATGGATACAATATACAAATGTAAAAGAGGGAGATAAGAAAGGTGATTACTGTAAAACCGTCATGGCAGATAATTTAAACATAGACCTTAAAGATAACATGGGAGGTTTTAATTGTGGTAAACCCGCAGGATATATTCAAGACTTTAAAAGCTTACCCGAAGCAACACAAAAACTTATAAAAGAAATAAGAAGAGTACGTGTAGTATTAGGTCTAGTAACTTTAAATAATCCAATGGATGATAAAGGCAAAAAGATAAAGCAAGACGAAGTTCCTTTTATATGGGAAGTAGATAACAGAGAAGCTTTTAAATTAATGGGAGTTCCTTTTGCTAAACTAACAGAAATGAAACAACTGTTACCACAGTATAATATTAATATGTCCTCTATAAAAGGGAACAGTAAAGGTAATAGTTCAATTTCTTATTATTTACCTGTTGCTAAATTAGATTTATCCAAACCTATTAAGTTAAGTGAGGATGACCAAAAATCTTTTTCTTTATTTTTAGACTTCATTCAAGTTTGCAATGATATTATTGTAAAAGAGTGGGAGTACAAGAGTAAAAATAATATGAAACAGGTAGACAAAGATGTTGTAGATGATTTTATTGACATTGAATCAGGTGAGGAAGTATCCTAATGCAACATCAAGCAGAGTTGGCTGTGCATAAGTATCTTACAAATGCTGTTCAAGGTAGTGTTTCTATGGGGGAAAATACGATTGAGCAAATAGCAAATGATATTAAAGATGCTTTGCACCGTCAATTCAACAACAAGGAGAAAAGAAAATTTGCATTACGAATGTCGAGTATAGGAAGACCGTCATGTCAACTATGGTTTGAAAAAAATCACCCCGAAAAGGCATTACCAAAACCTACGACATTTGTAATGAATATGATGATAGGTGATATTGTAGAAGCTATATTTAAAGGGTTGTTAAAAGAAGCAAATGTAGAATTTAAAAACTCTGATAAGGTTAGTCTACAAGTAGGCAAAGATTCTATTACAGGAACATATGATTTAATAATAGATGGCAAGGTTGATGATATAAAATCTGCATCTAATTGGTCATACAAATATAAGTTTGATTCCTTTGAGTCATTACATGAAAATGACGGCTTTGGGTATGTAGGTCAACTTGCTGGTTATGCAAAGGCTACAGATACTAAAGTCGGTGGTTGGTGGGTAGTAAATAAATCAAATGGTGATTTTAAATATATATCTGCCAACGGATTAAAAGTAAATGATGAAATAGATAAAATGAAAGACACTATTGCTGCAGTAGAAAGTAAAGACCTTGTTAGATGCTTTGAACCTGAACTTGAATATTTTAGAGGTAAAGCTACAGGTAATAAAGTTTTAAATAAAAATTGTACATTTTGTGATTACAGACATTCTTGTTGGGATAGCTTACAAGAGTTACCATCACAAATGTCTAAAGCTAAAGAACCAAAGATGGTTCAGTATATTGAATTAAGAAAGGAGAGTAATTTATGACAAGTATAAAAATAGATGACATGGCTGATATGATTAAGGAAAAAGAAAAAGAACTCTTTGAACTTAAAAAAGAATATCGTGAACGTAGAACAGAGGGTTTACGTCATGCCATAGAGCAAAAGAAAGAAGCTGAAAAACTAGTGCGTGATGAAATGAAAGCACTTGGGTATGGACATACATCTACAACTGATTTTCCATTTAGATTTTATTTCTAATGTCAGCGTATAGTGCTACCCAAATAGCACGTAAAAATGGGTATAGGAGTGGTTTGGAAGATGCCGTTGCTGAGTATTTAAAATACCACAAGATAAAATTTTTATATGAAAAAATAAAAATAGAATGGGAAGACCTTGCATATCGCACCTATACTCCAGACTTTGTTTTAAATAATGGAATTATAATTGAAACAAAGGGTATATTTACAGTAGCAGATAGAAGAAAGCATCTATGTATAAAAAAACAACATCCTGATTTAGATATTAGATTTGTATTTACTAACAGTAAAAGAAAATTACGCAAAGGTGCTAAGTCCTCATATGCAGAGTGGTGCATTAAATATGAATTTAGGTACTATGATAGAATTATACCTGAAGATTGGCTAAAAGAAAAAGGTAAAAATAAACACAGTAAATTTATAAAGTTTAAACAACAAAAAATAAAAAGGAGATAATTATGGAAAATAATAATACATACAGTCGAACATTTAACACAGAAGATTTTATCATATCTTTAAGACCTATTATAGATAATGTTAATCGTTGGACAGGGCAAGTTGCTGTAGACATAACATCATCAGAAAAAAGTCCATTAAATAATACAGATTATAATCACGTATTTCATTTATGTAAACTAATGTGTAGTATAATACCTATGATGGAAGAAGATAGTGACTTAACACATAAACTAGATGCTTTTGTAAAAGAGTATGATTTAAATAGACCAAAAGAAGATAAGTTAATAGTGTCTGATGTAAATGACAATGTTATAAAATTAGATTGGTCTTCAACAACGAAAGGCAAAGCATAATGGCAGCATCAATTAAAGAGTTAGTAGATTTTGAGAAAGGTGAAACTATGCATGAAACAAAAAAAGATATGGTAAATCATCCACCACATTACAATCAACGTAATATAGAATGTATTGATGCTATTGCAGCAGCAACAGATGAAGGATTTCAATATTATTTACAAGGTAATATTATTAAATACTTATGGAGATATAGATATAAAAATGGTGCTGAAGACTTGAAAAAAGCACAATGGTATCTATCTAAACTAATAGAGATAACAGATGGTAAAACTTAGAATGATGTTGGTATTAGAAGTAGACACAGAGGAGTACCCTCTACCTTCTGACGGAAACATAGCAGAAGAATTTGAAGATACCATGCAAGATTTAATACATGACGTATATGGAGTAGAGATTAAAAAAATAAAAGTAACACAGGAGGATTAAATGAAAGAAAATATAAAAGAACTACCAACAGACTATCAAAAGTTTATAGCTTTATCTAGGTATGCTCGTTGGATACCTGAAGAAAATAGAAGAGAAGAATGGGAGGAAACTGTAGATCGATATGTAAAATATATGGTATCTCATGTTTCTAAAGCACATAAATTAGATTTATCTTTAGAACTACAAGAAAGAATATTTAAAAGTATTGTCAATTTAGATGTTATGCCAAGTATGAGAGCATTAATGACAGCAGGTAAAGCACTTGATAGATGTCATGTTGCAGGATACAACTGTTCATATTTACCTGTTGATAGTCCTCGTGCATTTGATGAATGTATGTATATACTTATGTGTGGTACGGGTGTTGGTTTTTCTGTTGAAAGAGAAAATGTAGATAAGCTTCCTATTGTTAACGAACACTTTGAAGACAGCACTACAGTAATTAAAGTAGGTGATTCACGTTCAGGTTGGGCAAAAGCATTACGTGAATTAATAGCTATGTTATATGTTGGACAAGTTCCTGAACTTGATGTTGAGGATGTTAGACCTGCAGGTGCTAGACTTAAAACATTTGGTGGTAGAGCATCAGGTCCTGAACCATTAATAGACTTATATAAATTTTGTATTAGCACATTTAAAAATGCTGCAGGTAGAAGACTATATCCTATTGAATGTCACGATATTATGTGCAAAATAGGTGAAGTAGTTGTAGTAGGTGGTGTTAGACGATCAGCACTTATCAGTTTATCTAATTTAGGTGACGATCAAATGCGATATGCTAAATCAG